CAGTCAAATGTGTCTTCTCCTCGGCCCCGCAGGTGCCGGAAAATCTACAGTCATGCGAGAGAAGACGCTGCCCGCTTTTGAAGCAGCACACCCTGGAGAGTTTGCACTTTTCATCACACCTACCCGCGATCTCCAGACGAAGTACGAATCCTCCATCAGCTACCCACATTGTGCGAAGACGATGCACACCGCCGCCCATGCCCTGGCCTCAAGGAAAATTAAACCGTCCCTCATCATCGTGGACGAGTGTTTCCTCTATCCACTACCCTATCTTTGCTGGCTCACACAGTTCAGTAAGGTTGTGTTACTGGGGGACACCCAACAGCTCGGGCATATCGATTTCGGCAACATGTGGAATGGCTGTGTTAAGTTGGAGGACATGCTCCACCTCATTCACACCGAAACACTCACCACCACACACCGCATGCCCCAAGACATCGCAGCCCTCCCGTTTATCAAGCTGCAATATCCCGGACTCAACACTACCTCCAAAGTGGAGAGTTCAATCCATTTCGTAGGACCCACATTCACCAAACCAGGCGCCCAGCTCATTACCGCCCTTCAAGCCACCAAAGACCGCTTCGGCAACGGCGCCCGCACCATCCATGAAGTTCACGGAGGCACTTTTGAGGACGTCATCCTCCACCTCGACGGATCACCTGCAGAAAAAAATCTGCTCAAGAAATCCCGTGCGCACTTAACTGTTGGCCTCACCCGCCACAAGAAGAACATCTTCGTGCGAGAGGAAGAGGATGGCCTCCTCACTACCTACATGAACATGGATCCCGCCCTCGTCATCCTAGCTGACCCTTCCGGAACCAACGTAATTGCCCCTGACCTCCCGGTTGAGCCTGACCAACGCTCAACTCAAGTTTCCATCATGCATTCCACCGACGAGGAATACGTCCCACAAGAGGTCGCCACCGACCTAGCCATGGACATCCTGCAGAAACTGTATCCCGGCCCAACTGAAACCCACGAGTACCAAGCCGTCATCACCACCGACATCCCAAACGACGGCGGAGCTAAAGGTACCATCCGGCCCGACGCCCTTGACGGAGACACAGACTATGAGAGTAAGCGACACGTCGTTTACCGTTTCCAAGGTGCCCAACGCGTGAAAATCACCAACGCTAGGCACCAAATGGTCGCCCTGAGCAGTCTCATGGCCCGATACGCCAAAAAGACCAAAATGCTCAAGAAACAGTCCGCGCAACTCGAAGCTAAAGTGCTCTTTGATGCACTTAGCAAGTATGTAGACTATCGAGTCCGCCCTGAATGGCGTGACACAGTCTACATGGAAGCAATCGAGAAATTCCAAGCGCGTGGACATGATTTGGACGACCTTAAGGACATAGACTGTTGGACCGACCAAGGAGCACACAAGGTCAGCTTTAACATCAAGACCCAGCAGAAACCCTGCCTTGGCAAGGACCCCACCACCACCAATAAAGCCGGCCAGGGCATTGCCGCATGGCAAAAGACGCTCAATTTCACCATGATCGTCTGGACGCGCATGCTGGAAAAGACCTTCATGGAAGCTGTCAGTCCCAGCTTCCACTTCATCTCTAAGTACACCGACGATGAAGTGATGGCCCTTCTCCAAGCTATCACCGAGGGAGAAACATACGACTTCCTCGAAGGTGATTGGACTGAGTTCGACAGCAGCCAGAACAACGTCGAACACGAGCTGTTCATGATGCAGCT